TAACGGTTCTTTTCTTGTAGATTGTTGGTGCTAATAAAGGGGATTTTTTAATAACAGTAACGTCTTGAAGTATGAAGTTACGTCCAAATACTTGTGTGTGTGTTGCAAAGTCAACTGTGCCTTTTCTAAATTTACTTATTTCAATTTTCTTTGGTTCAGAGTTATTATCTGTAAAAAACAAAAACCCATCACTATCAGGTTCGCTGCCTATTATGTTAGCCCCTGTAATTAGTTTATTTTTTTTAAACTTTAATACGCCAACCCTAGAGTCATTAACATCTTTAATATCAACCAATACTGGATATAAGGTATCATTAGTCTGATCGTATTGAACAATAGCGTCAACTGTAGCCGAAGTTATAAACCAATATATTCTTTCTTTTGCGGGGTCTTTAATTGAGCCTATAGCAACCGCATCATCAGGGATATACTTAGAGCCGTCAGGTGTGTATGTACTCCATGTTTGGTGCAACTGAGTTAAAGGGTCGAATAATCTATTTATTCTTTTTTCGTTTCCTAAAAGTGTTTGAAGTGTACCAACATCTGATCCATCAGAAGTAGCAACCTCTAAATTTAACGCGTCCCTATACTCGCCATTTGGAACTAATCGTTCATCAAGGTCTTTGTTCATTTTGCCCTTGATGAAGTTTCTTATTAATTCTGGCATATTTTAGTGTTTTATTTGCTTAGACTTGCCTCTCATTATTTGAGTTAGCTCTTCTATTTTTATATTAGATAATCTTAATTTAGCGTTTCTTTTTTCAGCTCTTAATTCTTTTTTATATCGCTGTACCATATATTCTGGTATTTGCGGTCTGGTAGATAAAACAGCGTAAGCTATATATTTATACATTGCCTCTTCTGCTAATTTATGTATTTTCATGTCCTCATCATATGCGAGTCCATCAGATAAATATTTTAGTGTTACTATTTTACCGACTATATTAGAGCTAAAATGAATTATGCCAGCTACAGGGTCTATAAAGAACACTCCATTAGCATTTGTGTATTGAGGGTCTAAACCATAGCGCCTGCCTATATAATGTTCAGCAAGTAAATCGCTATTATTTACATTCTCATTTATATTTGTTGTATGGTTACCTTTAAACTTTTTCCATGTCTCCGATGGCTTAGGTTTAACTATTTCCCTGTTCTGCTCATCAAACACATACTCATATTCATTATCTTGCAGGTAAGGTATTGGGTCGCTTGTTTTTATTGCGGGATATAATATTCTTTCTATACCACTATTGTCAAGCCATGAAATTTTTATATAGTTCACATAATCCTGAGGCAATATAAAATTCAATAAAGGCCCTACTTCAATTTCAACAGACCTGTTCGATGGTAGCACATCAAAATTAAATTCCTGTAAACCTCGCTGAGCATGAAAAGCAATATCAGTTCTTTTTACTTTTGATATAATTTTACCCTCACCAACGTAAGCTATTATGAAATTATTTATAATATCTTTTATAGACACAAATTGGTAATCGCCATATGTTTCATCATAGCTATTCCATCTCCCGTCTGGTCCAAGGTAATATTGCTCGTTATTTTTATTTATTAACCCCATTTATTAAGCTTTTTCTTGTTGTGTATTTTTTGCCTCTTCTTGGGCAGCGACTTGGTAAACATCCATTGACCTTGTGCTAACTCCAGCTAATTCTAATATTTTAATTACAAGCTCCGTTTCTTCAGATGGATGTAATTCAAAATTAACAGCTTGGGTAGCGTCGTATAACGCCTCCCCATATACTATTTGATATGCCCATTCAACTTTAACAGGCTTTCTAATATAACTGGCTTTAACATTGGCAGTTATTTCTACGTCACCATAAACTTTTAGTCCTCTATCATCTGCCACATAAATTGGGCGTGTATTTTTAGGTTTTGTTAAAGGTGAAGAATTAATATACAAATAATCTTTTGCATTTATTCTTTCAGCTTCTATATCCTCTGTTATTGTTTGTCTATAAACTTGAGGGTCAGCAACTGGAAAGTTTGCAATTTGGGTTGGAGATGGCAAAAGATCTCTTGTAGTTGTATTTGTATATACTATTGTGCCTAATCGATAAAGATCTGTAGGTAATTCAAACGTACCATTAGAACTGAATAGGTAATTTAAAGTTGCGCTAGTTTGGAATAACGCGATCTTTTCATTAAGTATTTTAAGCATATCAGAATATGCCGTGTTATTTCCAGGCATACGTCCAAACTGATTTATGTCATAAAAATATTGTTCGAACAAATCTAACTGAGCTTGATTTGCAAACAAATTAAATTCCTGAGGCGTAACATACCCTCGTTGTTCTTTATTGAGTATACTTAAAACTCTTTGATAAACAGTATCTATACTTACGCTCATATTTTTTTTTATTATAGTAATTAAGCCGCATATAGCGGCCTAACCACTATTGCTAACTATTTTAGCTTTTTTTGAATTGCTTTATATACTTCAACTCCTTCGTCTGTTTTAAAGAAAGCCGCTAATGCAGAATAAGGGTTTTCGTCAAATGGGACTGTCATTAATTTTCTATCGCCATCACCATATGTAAATGTTCTTTGGTCTTGTGATAATTTAATTAATCCCGCTTCAGTTGCTTTAATACCGAAGTTTCTAAGTTGTACATTATCGTCATTAGCTAATTCAATAACTAATTGAGGATTTCTTTTAGCCATAATGAGTATATCTCTTTTCAGCTCCTTAGATGTTCTTGTATTAATTTCGCTTCCGTATTCAACTCTAAGTATTGCTTCAACTTGTTCAATGTCTAATGTCTTAGCCAAGTTTAAAGCTTCAATTTCTAATTCAATCCAATCAGTTTCATATTCAGCAGTCATTACCGCATCATACTCTTCATAAGCTTTATCTTTTAATGGATGATATAATGAAAGTAATTTCTGTAGGTTTTGCTGTTCTTTTGGAACTCTAAGCGCACCATCTCTAATAATGATTCTGCCTAAAGTAGCTGTTCCTTTTTGTTCGTCTACAAATGGAGAGCTCTGATTAGTTGCATACCTTAATTCTCTTTGTTCGCCAGTGCTTTGGTCAAACCATAGTAAAGATCTTTTAAGTGAATGCTTTGAAGGTAATGTAAAAACTAATGGTTTTTTGTTACCTTTTAATGTATATAATCTATCTTTTATTTCCCAGCCTTTTTCAGCAGCTGGAACTTCTTTTGTTTTTCCCATGATATAATATAATAAAAATGTTAAAAATAAGGGACTGGGCGTCTTTTTGAGCTTTGCTTTTTGACGCCCGCCTCCTTATATAAATATTAAGCTTGTGTCTTTTTCAATAACACGAAGTTGTTTGCAGCTTGTACACAAAGTGCTCTTTCAGATAAGAAATGAACATTCATTTCATCCGCGTCACTTGTAAAGTTACCACCAACAGATCCAGTAACCCAGTTCTTCATCTTTCTGTCATCAGCTTCAGAAGCTCTGTAGCGTACGTGTAAGAAAGGTCTAGAAATGTTTTTACCTAATTGTTGATCATATACTGTACTTGTACCAGCAGGAACAATAACTCCTTCAATATCAGCAATTAATCCTCTTGTTACAGAGTCATTTAGATATTTCCAGTCAGTTTTATAGAAGTCATAAGAACCTCGTCTGAAACCAGAGAAACCTAAGTTAAGTGCCATATCAGCGTCGTTATCGAATACACCGTAAGATGTACCACCAGCTCCATATGTATTTTGCAATGCAAGCATATTGTCAATAGATAAAGCAGTAGCTCTGTCTAAGAACATCATATTCTCTTCAATTGCTCCTTGCTTATCTAGCTCCTGTAGTATTGTATCGAATTCTGCAATTCCAACACCATTCGCTGCACCGAAGTCAGAGTCATTGTAAACAAGACCTCTAGTTTCTAATGCAGAGAAAAGCCCTTCAGAACCTTCAACATTTCCACTTCCACCAAAACCAGTTTGAACGATTTGTCTTTGAGTACCGTTTGTGTTTAATGCTTTTTCAGCTTCAACCATTGACATCTCTAAGTAATCTTCAAAACGCAGCCTTGACTCGTGCTCAGATTTTAAATACCATAGGTAACCAGACGTACCAGCTTCAGTAGTTACTTCTACCCAACCAATTTGAGCAACATCAGAACCGTTAACATTATATTTATCTCTAATGATTAATGGTTTGTTGTTGAAAGTTGTGAAAGAAGCGTCGATTGAATTACCAGCGTCTTTTGTTCCTTTTCCATATTCAGATCCATATACGAATACTTTTACGTCGCTAGCACTAGGAATAGTACCTGCCAAAGCAGCTAATACACCGTAAGTCTCTACAGTTACGTCGTTTCCGTTTACAGATTTAACATACGCTTTTTGTGTATCATAACCTTGTGAAACAACGATTGTCATTCCTGGGCCAATTAAGTGACCAGCAGGGAACGTTAATACTGTTCCAGCAGCGTTACATGCTACATCATCATAAGCGATATGTAGTCTTCCTTGCTCAGACCAAACTACCACATCTGATGCCATTGGCATCTCAGCTCCTACCATTCTTAAGAAACCGCTAATTGTTCTGTTTCCAAAACGCTCAACTTCTTTCTCATAAACTTCAGGTAAAAACTGTTGTGTAAAGTCTAGCTCAGCAACAGACAGATAATTGTCTCCAAATAAACCTTTGATAGGTCTTGGAGTTAAGTGTGCCAGATTAGCTAATGTATCTGGACTAGTTGCAAATGCCATAATTTTTAATTTTTAAAAGTTATTTACGAATTTTAATTTTAAGTTTTGACATGCTATCTGCGTCGCTTGGCACTGCTCTAACGGACCAGCCATTTGAAATATTAACTTTTTCGTGGGTCCCTCTCGGATCCATATCAATATTCTTTGCCTTTTCCATACTGTTTCGCATTGCGTCGGCTTTGCCTTGTTCATAAAAATGATTGGCAATTGCATCAGCATTCATAGCTGTAAATAGAGATTTGTGATAACCTTTTGCGTTTGACATTTGATTTTTTTCATTTAAGAACTTCTTAACAAAATTGTTAATGTCGCTTTGGTTTTCCTTAACACCAGCCGGATCTTTTACTTTAAACCTATATTTTTTGTCTCCTACATTGTATTCAAAACCTTTGAAATCTTTGTTGAAAACATTTTCAGTTTGCTGTTTAAAATGCGACTGACTATCATCAGCTTGTTGTTGTTCTTTTTTGTAACGGTTAAAGAACTCTACCGCTTTTTGTTGTTCAGGCAACAAGTTTGTTGATGCCTTAATATCATTATAATATTGAGATTTTAATCCCTCTAAATGTTTTTTAGCTTTAGCCGCTTCTTCTTTAAAAGCAATTTTTGCTTTTCTAACTTGCTTAGGCTCATCTAGCTCTTCATCATAGTTGAAATCTTCCATTAGAAGAGATATATCCTCTTGGTCTAAATGTGGTTTAGTTGTTTCGTAATATTCACGAATTAACTGTGCTTCATTTAGTTTAGAGTAATCGGTGTTTAGTTTAACATAATCACTTAAACTACCACCAGTTTCTTTCATAAATTCAATTACCTTATCTAATCCTTCTGGTAATTCAACTTGTGTTTTGTTTTCCGGTAATACTTCTTTTTGTTCCGGTGTGGGCTCGGTATCTTCATCGCTTCCCACCACTCCTGTTGGCTGAGCGTCGTTTTCTGCAGGGGTTTCATCGGTTATTTCTTCTAAGATTATTTCTTTTTCTTCGGTGTCCCGTACTTCTTCAACCACTTCTTGGCTGTCGCCCTCGTCTTCGGGTTCTCCGACAACAGCATCGCTGTCATCTGTGCTTTGCTCTTGAACGGCATTTTCTTCTGGTTTATTAAGTTTACCTAAATCTAATTTAATAGTGCCATCATCAGTGACTGATGCCCCTGTGTCTGGCTTTACTTCTTCCGCTGGTTTTTCAGCGGTTGGCCGTGTCTCCTCTACTGGAGTTTCTACAACCTCTTCTTGTTTTTCTGACATGATAAAATATTATATAATTATACATTACTATTATTACTTAGGGTCAAAGGAACCTAAGCCAATTCCGCCACCCACAATATCATTCCCGGAGGATTCAAAATTGTTTGGGCCATTGTTTTGTCTTTGATTAACAAGGTCGCTTTGTATTTGACCTTGCCTTTCTTGTCTTGCGTCTCGCGCAAGTTCTTTTCGGGACTCCATTTGTTGACGCTGTTGAGCATCAATTCCTTTGAGTTGCATATTGTATTCAAACTCTAATCCCATTAATTCTCTTTTAGCTAACACCTCTTCTTGAAGTTTCTTTATTTCTAAATCATTTTTAATTTTTTCTAATTGGGCGTCAGCTTGCAAAAGAGCTTGTTTTTTCTGGACCTCAGCTTGAGCGGCAACTTGTTGAGCTTGCGCGTTAGCTTGTGCTTGCGCTTGTATATTTTGTTGCTGCATTTGCTGGTCTCTTTCTTGCTTCTTTTTTCTACGCAGTTTTAAAACCTGATTAGCTAGCTTTAAATTAGGTATTTGTCTAATATCAATTGCATCATCCAAGTCAATTAAACCTGCTGATAACGCTGTTTGAATATTGTTTTCAAGCAATTGCTTTTGTTCTTCATCCGGCTCTAACTCTATATATATACCAAAGTCGCGCATATGCAAGTTACCCATTTCTTCTAAAGTACCAACGTTGTGACCACCTATTTTTTGTATAAAAGCATCCTTTGTAGGTGAATACTCTATAACATCTGAAACTCTTAGTGATAAACATTCTGCTAAATGCGACGTTATATATAAACCACTATCCAAAATATGTCTTGTTGCTGTATTTGAATTAGCCGCTGCTATTTTTTGTATACCTACTAAAGATCTTGAATCAGGTGTACTGCCATCTCTTGCTTCATTTAATCCCGTCACATCTCTTATCATTTGTAAATAATAATTGTAAGTTTGAATTAATGACTGCATTTTTTGACCACCAGAGCCTGATTGTATTTCTTGGATAGGAATTTTACCTGGGTTCATATCCCCATCTTGTGTCATTGATCTACCAATAACGGAACCAGTTTGGAAGAACATGTTTAATGCCTCCTGCGGATTATAATTAGTTCCATTTCCTAAATCAACTTCAGCTAATCCATCAGCGTCTAAATATACCCCGTCTGGAACCAGCCTTGACATTACTTGTTGTAACTTTAAATGCGTTAGCTGTATCATATCTGCAAAACCAGTAATACGACTTACTAAAGATTCTATTTTGCCTTTGTACATACGAGGTGCGCACATACTATAGCTCATTAATACTTTTGTTTCATCGCTTTTAGGGCGCATCATATTCTTAGCTATTTCCCATTTTAGCAAATAATCTGTACCTAATACTAAAACACCTTCGTATAAAACCTCTAAAGATCTAGACATTTTTCCAAATTGTTGTTCAAGCATTTCGACCGGTGGATCAAATTGATCATCTCTCAATAATATCTTTGAAGCCCCGGTGGACGTTTCTTTAACTTTATACACCTCATTCATATAGGTTTTATAATTAAAGTATAACACCTGAACCGTATTAGAATCGCTTTCGTTATAGTTTGCTATTGTCCTATCATAAAATTGATTATTTTGATAACCTGTTTTAGCAATACTATTTAAGTCCTCTTCTGTTAAATCTGGAAATTGCTTTTTTAACTCATTTAAATGAACATTTCTAACTTCACCTACATAATAAATATCGTCAAAATAAGGTGAATCTGTATAAGACCAAACTAAATTAGCCGGATCCACGTAATCAATTACTATCCCTTCTGCCTTAGAAAATCTATTTTTAACAGCACCAATACCTATAGTGGTTAAATCATAATAAACTCTTTTTCTAGTTAAGTCATAATTATTGCCCTCTAATAAAACATTCAGCGCTTGCTCTTCTGCTAATTCTACAGCTTGCTTGTATGAAAGCTGCATGTGTAATTCCAACTCTTCTTTTCCTTCAGGTAAAGTTTCGGGTTGGTTTTCAAATAAATTTATACCGAATTCTGTTTGAACGAACTCGTTTATTTCTTTTGATTGTAAGTCTCTTATTATAGACTCTAAATATTCTGATCTTTTGTATACTCCATAAGGGTCTTGTGAATAAGCTTTAATATCAAATGATCTGCCTGATATACCATTAACTACTATATCTACAAACTTAGGTATAATAGGCACTGGCTTCCAATCTATATTTAAATATGATAAATCACCATTAATAGATAATTCATCTTTATATTTCTGTATTGACTGCTCGCCTCTGGCATATAGCCTTAATCTATGAAATGTGTTTTGATTGCTTTTAAATCTTGATGTGCCCGAATCGGATTTAAACCATTCATCTTGAATAGCTCTACCAACTCTCAATCCATATTCTGGAGAAATTTTCTCAGCG